GGTGCGCGCGATCGCTGCCGCCCGACCGCGTGCCAGGGCCGGCGCTTGCTTTCTGATCTCCCGCGCGATCGCGTCCGGTCCTTTGCCTTGACGCATCTTGTCGGAGACGATGGTCGCGATCTGATCCTGCACCGACTGTGCAATGCCGTTGATCTGATCAGCGGCGTGGGCGTCGAGCCAGAATAGTTGCTCCTCCATGAACCGGGTGATCGTCATCGGCACCCCGGCCTTTTCCTCCAGCTTGGTCACAGCGGCATACTGGTCACGATAGATGCGACGATAAAACAGTGCCAGCAACGGCCGCCCGCGCTGGCGGATGTACTCCTGCGCCTGATTGAAGCTGCGCGTGACCAGCAACCGGATCGCTGCCGCAATGATTGCCGCCAGCCGGACGTGGAGCTGTTGCTCGATCCTGTCGAGGTAGGCTTGGAACTCGCGATCGTCCTTAACGTCGATCAGCATTTGGTCAGCCGATAGAAACCATCATAGCCGCCGATGCGATAGCCGGCCTGCGTGATGGCATCGTTGATCTGCCAGACATGAGCCTTGAGCGTGGCGCGCGACTTCTCGCCATTCTCGTAAACGATGCCGAACAGATCGCGAGCTGAAATGCCGTCCGGCCCGGCCCTCATCACCACATCAAAGATGCGCGCCTTTAACGGCGTGAAGCGCACGCCCATCCGCGTCTCGGGTAATGATTGGCCGCAGTAGCTGCAGCAACGGGGCCTGATCGAAACTACTTTCGCCGCATTCGAAACCGCACGCCCACCGGCCATGGCAGATCAACTCCTACGAAGCTCTCGCCACGCTGCTTGGTTTCGATGAACGTCGTGAACTCCGCTTCATGCTTCAAGCCGCAATCGCAACACTCCAGCTCGAAGCCTTTCATCTTCGGCGTGAACCACTTCGACCACTTGCTGGCCCGCGCGGTCATGCCCTTGCGGTCCCGCCTCATCCCGCCTCGTTCTCCAGCTCCTTGCCCACATTGCTGGCCATGATCTCAACCTGCAGCCGTTGCCGGTTCAAAATCTCGGTCTGGATCGGCATGTTCGACATCGGGTCTTCGTTCGGCGGATAGCCGAGCAGGGCGCGCTGTTCGTTCACCGTCAACATGGTGGCGTTGCGGGCGATATCTACCAGCTGCAGCCGCGCCTGCGCCATGGCCGGGATGTGAGTCACATCGACGCGGATTTCCGACCCGCTCTGATGCATCAAGGCATGGTTCAACGCGGCCACGTACAGGTTGATGTAGCCGGGCAGCACCGTGTCAGTCAGAAAGCCGACGCGGGCGTTGATCAGGTTGTTATAGGTGTCGGTGCCGGGGATGCCCACGAGCTGCGTCGGCACGCCGAACGTCATGCAGACATCCCGCGCCAGACTGTCCTTGATCTCGACCGACAGCGCCGACGCCGGGTCTTCGGACAAGCGTGTCAGCGACCACTTGGCATTGGCGGCGATCATGGTGCCGCCCGACTCCTTGCCGGTAAGCTTGAAGCGATCGAGCTGGGCGCGAACCTCGTCCAAAACTTTCTGGTGCAGCTCCTTCTCCGTGGACAGCAGGCCGGTGATGTTGGAGCTGTTGCTGACGATATCGGCGCACCGTTGCAGGATGCGCGTGAACACTTCGGCCGGTGCCGCCGCGATCGCCGCCGGTGATTTGTCGGTTTGATGATTGAGCGCCGGCCGGTTAATGTGGATCAGCTCGCAATCGCCGGTTTCGGGATCAACCGGATAAGTCTCGACACCCTTGGTCGTTGTGCGCTTGAAGGCAGCGATCACTTTCGAGTTGTCATAATAATCGATCGTCACCTCATTGGAGTTGATCGGCCACAACTCCAGAATGACCGGACTATTGCCGCTGACGCCACGCACTTGCTTGAGGAATGCGCGATTGGCGACCGCCAGTGAAGCCGCCACGAAATACTGCAGCGCCGCGCCGGTCCATTGCGGGTTAGGCCGCGCCAGGACGTTGGCCACACCTTGCTGACGTGAATCAAGCCCGCTGTCTTCGTCGCCGTTGTGAACTTCCAGCGCGACCGACGATGACATTTGCCCAATCATGTCCACGCAGCGCCACAGGTAGATCGACCGCACATATTGAGTCAGCATTTCGCTCGAAGCACGATCGAGCGAGACTTGGGTGTGAACTGCCGACGTGACGGTGTTGGCGTTGCCGTTGACCACGGCCGGCGGTGCCGCCTTCGTGAACCAGCGCATGGCAGCCTCCCCCGATCAGGTGGTGCGGCGGTACGGTTTTGCTTTGACGGTCGGCGTGCCCGAACTCTGGCCGCCGTACTTGCGATCGATGTCCACCGGCTTCATGCCGCCGAGCTTATCCATGTTGATCTGCACGGCGGTCGTCACTGCCTGCCGCATGCCGCGATAATCGAAGTGGCGCGCGGCACTCACAAACTGTTGCCGGGCCTGTCCGCATCCAGCGCAAGGCATTCTAACCCTCCACGATTGAACGGAAGCCGGGGGAGGGCTGCTGTGCCTCCCCACGGCCCCTCGGCTGACGCTGGGGACTTACCCAGGGGTGCGCACGTCAGCGAGCTATGGTGCCGGCGTCGGCGGCCACGGCGTCGGCAGCGTGCAAACCGCCGGACCACGGCAAATGTAAAAGATTTTGATCTGCATGCTGGCCTCCTTATGCCATCGGAATGTGCGTCACCACTCGCGATAGCCGCGACAGTCCCCACACCATAGCATCAAGGCGGTTTGGCGATCCATCAACGGATCGATCCCATTCCCGGCTGAAAGACAGCATTTCGCCTTCCAGCTGATCCAAACCGCGATTGTGCAAAACGCGTCCCTTTTCATAGAGCAGCGAGATCGGCTCGGCGCGGACGGTCTTGCCGCGCGACGCCACGACCTCCTGAACACGGACGGTCGGCTCCTTCCGCTTCTCCAGCAGATAGGCGCGTTCGGCTGCCTGCTTGACCACCTCTTGCACCATGTCGCCGCCGAAGTTGCGTTCCACCACCACATCGTCGGCATCGAATTCATCGTGAGCGCGGATCACTTCGTCGCCCCACTGGCCGGGGCTGGCCGTCAGTGTGCGATCAGCGAGCACGCCATAGCGCCCATCGTTGAGCAGGGCACAGACCACGATCCCTACATCATCCGCGCCACCGGACGGATCGACGCCCACCGTAACCAGCTCGATCTCCTCTTCCTTGATCAGCTCATGCCGCAGCCAGTCGTCCTTGAACAATGCGTTACCGGGATCGAGGATCATGCCGCCCAGCAGCTCCTGCCGTCCGAGCCGCGTGCCCTCGTACAGCTCGCGCATCTTGCGCATGAACGACGCCGACAGGTGCTCGGCGTTGTCGAACGTGGTGCCGCTGGTGATCCGAATGTCATCCATCCGTGTCAGCTTTTTCATGAACGGAGTTGGACGCGGTGTCGTGGCAATCAGCACGCGAGGCTTGTCGCCAAGCCGCAGCCCAAACATCATCATGTCAAAGACTTCTTGCTGGTAGCGCATGCGCCCAATCTCATCGATCACCGCCAGCTCGCACTGCGGGCCGCGCAACGAGTCCGGCTCCTCCCCGGAGAACATGACGGCCATGGCACCGTTGGGCCATTCCAGCCGGCGCTTCGATGCCACCCAGCGCGGGCGAAAGCCCTGCGGGGACGTTGCCAGGATGCCGCTCGATCCCTCAAGGTTGACATCGTGCACGTCGGCAGTCGTGGGGGCGATGACGTGGATGCGTTTCAGGCCCGAGCGAACCGCCATGTGCACCGCGCTCGAAACCGAATGGGTCTTGCCTGTGCCGCGACCGCCCAAGAACAGCCAGCACCAGTCGAGATCACGCGGCGGCAGCTGCGCATCCCGCGCTGCAAATATCCAATCCTCTGCCATTTCGTCAGTGAGGCTGCGCGCCAGGACGGCGCGCTCGGCACTGCTCAACGCCGCCAGCCGGGCGCGGGCATCGTGCACCCGGTTGATCTCCACGGCAAAGCGATCAAGCATCCTTTATGGCCTCGCCCTCGATAATCGGGCCGTCTGCCAGACGGTCCAGTGCCGCCATGATCCGGTCGGTCGAGGAGGCTTGCGCGGGCATCGCATCGTTGAGCGCAGTTTCGCCGCGCGGCTGAATGTCCAGCCCGAGATACTTGGCCCGCCGGTCCATGAAGCGCACGCACAACGCGCCAGATTCATGATCCCCTTGACGGGCCTTCTGGTAGAAAATCTGCATCAGATCATCCAGGCGATCGAGATCGATCGCCAGCGCCCGTTGCCGCATGCTCGGATTGACCCCGCCCGACATGCGGGCGACTGCCGACGCGACCTCTCCCGCATCGGGATAGCCCAACGTCTCGGCAATCTGGCGTTCCGGTACGCCGTTGAGCCTGAGACGGAAGGCTTTGCGGTCCCGTTCAAAACGTTCCGCCACGTCTTGATAGCTGACAACTTCTGCCGACATGGCGCGTTACCTGTGCTGTCTCGCCACGCGCGAGCGGCGCACCTGATCAACTCGGGGCCGTTCAACTTCGTGGCTGCTGCGAAAAACAACATGGCGTAAATGATGCGACATGGAGTGCCACAGCTCGTCGTCCTGTTCGCCCAGCCGCTTGCGCAGCTCGCGAAAATCTTCAAGGGCATGGCAGGCGTGGCGATGGATGGCGTCGTGATTGGTCCACATCGGATTTCCCCATGGAACTCGTGACGGATAATGCCGCCGTACCGGAAAAGGTGCAATGGCGTGGCTCGGAGTCGGTTCGACTCCCGGCAACGTCGCCTCGCCTTGGGCGCAAGCTGCTGGCGCGGACGCTGGTCGAGGCGTGGTCTGAGGGCCTGGAGCTGCGCCGCATGGCCGCGCTGTCGTGGCGGCCCGGCGCGATCATTGAGCTGTCGAACGCCGCCGGGGCGCTGCTGGCGATCGAGCAGGGCTATGAGCCTGATCTGCAGCTGGAAGACTTCGGCGACATTATCGTGGGCACGATCGGCAATGTGCTGCACGATCGCGGCGACGATCAGCGCGAGCCCATCACCTATACCGAGCTAGACGAAATGGCCGACGCCTATCTGGCGATGGTGCAAGCCGCGAATGAGCTGGACGAGCACAGCCCGGCCGACGCCAAGTTCCTGCGCCAGACGCGCAAGCGGATCAACGCCGCCGTGAGCTTGATCGTCCGCGCCCCGCTGTTCGATCGCTCGACGTTCGAAGAGTGGGCACTGGTGAAGGAGCCCGACTTTTCCATGCTCGCTGGCGTCGAGGAGCATTACCGCCAGTTTAAGATCGACTATGACGTAAGAGACGTGGCCGACATTCTGGCAGCGCCGGTGCGGCCGATCGAGGAGTGTGCACTCGCGCTGATCGATCAGGCCGGGATGATCCCACCGCTCGGCTTTCGCACATTGCGCCAGCTGCTGCCGCGCGCCAGCTTCGTGCTCAACACTTAATCCGGTATCTCTCCGACTTCGACCATGATCGGCGGGTGCTCGGTGCCGATGATCTGCACATGCACCGGCGCGCCCGCGTTGAGCGCCGCCAGCTCCATCGGCGTCGGAAACCATGCCGTGGTCATGCAGGGCGTGTTCTCGCCGACCACCTTGGCATTGATGCGTTCATCCCGAATCGGCAAGCCGATGAACCCTTGCGACTTGCCGATGACGCGAGTGCAGCCGCTGATCCGTCCTACTTGCACGATGGCAGCGACGGGTAGCGCCGGCAGACCTTGGCGTGGACCTTGGCCTTTTGCGACGGTGATCCATGCTGCGATACCCGAGCCAGTGCGTTGGCGGCGCGGGCGCGCGTGTCGATCGGATAAGCGCGCTTGCCGGGGAACACGAACGAGGATTTCGGCAGGCTGTTACGCTTCGATGCTTTCATGATCTCCCTCCTACGATTGAGGCCCGCGCGCCCCAGGTAAAAGGAACAAAGCCCAGGACGCGCGGGCGACCGCTGTTGTTGCGGACACCGGCGGCTGGTCCGGTCGAGCCCATGAACGGACAAGCAAACTCGACGGCGGCAGCTTAGCAGTCGTCGTCCACGTCGCGGAAGTCGCCTTCATCCTCGATCTTGAGCTGGCTGCTGGCGAGCAATCGTCGCACGTCATCGGACGCGATGTCGGCGAGATACGCGACCGTGTGTCCAGCCGGAATGACCAGCATGCCGCCTCGACCGTCATCAACTTCCAAATCCTTGCCGGTAACGTTTGTGAGCATGACTGACATCGGAGCTGCCCTCCTATTCGAGCTGCAGCACAGTGCCACAAGATCAAAAAGAACGCGCAAAACTTGACTTTTCGCACTCGAAAATCGCCTAACTCCTTGTTTTGACGTGCCTTATACGGCTTGCGAAGCCCAGGGCAGCCGCTATAATCGATTTTCGATTAAGAAGTGAGTGTTTGCTACCCTGCTGTTTGACAATTCGAGCGCCGCACGACCCGCGTCCAAAGCGACGTGCGCCCTACCCGCAGCCCGATCCATAGTCGCTCCAAGTCATGCGCGCTTCGGCATTGCCCCCGAGGATCGAGCCCGACGCGCATAGATGTGGGAGAGACCGAAAACGACTCCATGACAGTGTGACAATACTTAGGACGGCATGACGCGACTCACGTTGCGCTCGTGCCGTCTCAAAGTGTTGCCTTCGCAACACTCGCCGCGCTTGCAGCGGCGCATCTCAAAATTGGAGTCACGAAAATGAAAGTAGAATTCCGAACCCACGAATACGAGTGGTCGCACGGCAAGCAGCCGCGCGGTTACGGCTATTGGGCGTTTAGCTTTCCCGGCACGCAAGCCGACTTCTTTTGGTTTCAAGGCTCGTACAGCGACGCCAAGAAAGCAGCCAAGGACGAAGCGCGCCGCCGCAACTTCGCAGAAGTGAAGGTGATGCCGTGAGCACGTCAATCGATCAGATCAGATTGGCTGACGGCTCGCGCGTTCGCTGCGGGCTGATCGTTCACCGCGTTGACGATCCGTTCCACGTTGCGCGGATCGAGAAAGTTCACGGCGCAATGAAGCTGACTGTTCAATGGGAGAACGGGTGGCTTGAATTGGGCTGCGAGCCCGACGAATTCCAGCGATGGAATGGAGAGTGATCACTACAGAGCAGCGCCGCGCGCGCTGCTCGATAGTGTTCATCCGAACACTACGCCGCCTTGCATGCGGCGTTTCTCGAAACATGAGTCACACACATCATGACAAACCACCTTACCGCCCAGGCCGAGGTTTCAATCGCGACAGCAGCCGAGATGCTGGAGGATTATACCGAGGCGGGCGACAACGTGTTCCTTTGGGGTGCACCCGGCATCGGCAAGACCGACATCGTGCACCAGCTCGGAGCGCGGAAGAAACGTTGCGTCCTCGAATTCCACGCAGCTTTGCGTGAGTCCGTTGATCTGCGCGGCGTTCCTTCCGTTGATCTCAAGACGGGGACCACCAAATGGTTCACGCCTGACGAGCTACCGCAAGCGAAGCGCGACGGCGAGGAAGGTTATCTGTTCCTCGACGAATTCAATCAAGCAAGCCCGCAGATGCAAGCGGTGCTTGCCGGGTTGGTGCTGTACGGGACGATTGGCGACTATCGCTTGCCGAAGGGCTGGCGCTGCATCGCTGCGGGCAACCGCGTCTCTGATCGTGCAGCTGCGCAGCGAATGCCCTCGCACATGCGAAACCGTTTCGCGCACATTTACTGTACGCCAGACGTGATTGCGTGGACGAATTGGGCCAGCACGAACGGCGTCGCACCCGAGATGGTTGCTTTCATTCGCTTGCGACGCGAGTTGATCCACCGCATGCCTCGCGGTGACGAAAATGCGTTTCCCACGCCGAGGTCACTGACCAAGGCTGCGAAATACATCAACGCCGCTGATGATCGTCGCTTGCGATTGTTAGCCGGCCTGATCGGTGACGACGTTGCAGCCGAGTTGAACGGCTTCATCCGGCTTTATCGATCGCTCGGCAGCCTGGAAGATATCGTGGCCAATCCCGACCGGGCTAAAATCCCGACCGAGCCGAGCGAGCGATGGGCAGTCTGCACCGGCCTTGCGCGTCTCGCTGACCGCAAGAATTTCCCGCAGATCATGAAGTATGCAGCACGGCTCGACGGTGAGCCGGCGACGCTGCTCGTTCATGACGCAACGATGATCAAGCCCGAGCTAAAGCAGACGGCCGCCTATTCGAAGTGGGCCGTTGAACATTCTGACTTGATCCTACAGTGACCACTACAGAGGGCAGCGCACGCGCTGCCTTCGATAGTGTTCATTCCGAGCACTCGCCCCTTGCAGGGCGTTAAAATAATGGAGTCACAAGTCATGACAACGAAACTCAAAGGTGCAGCGAAGCGCGAAGCTAAGGGCTTGCCGCCGATCAAGGCGCGCAAGCCAGTAGCTCCCAAGGCTGCGATGGCGATGCTCAAGTCTGCAGCTGCAGAAGTGAGCACGATCGCACCAGCGCCAGCTGCACCGGCGCGAGTAAGCAAGCCGCTTGCCTCGCCGCTGTCTCGCAAGGCGACGCTTGTGTCAGTCGCTGTTGCACAGTGGACAGCTCGCAAGCTGGACCGCAAGCTGACCAACGAAGTGTTGCGCTCGAAAGGCGCGACACCCGATGCCGGCCGGTTCAATAAGTTGCTGATCGAAGCGAAGCACCTCGAAAAAATCGGCTCACTCGTGTCGCAAGCGCGCAATGCTCACTACCGCTACACCAAGCCGTGGTGTGATGACGGTATGCGAATTCTGCCGAACGAACTTCACCAGAAGTTCGCCGACGAATTTCGCCGCATCAAGCGCGAGTTCCACGAGGCGGCCGATGAATTCTGCCGCGACTATCCCTCATTTATTGAGGAGCGCAGAACCGCGCTTGCGAAGATGTTCAACGAGAACGACTACCCGAGCGCGCGGGACATCCGAAGCAAGTTCAAGCTCGACTCGAAGTTGTTTCCCGTCCCTGACGTGGGCGACTTTCGCTCTGACACCCTCGACGCTGACACGATCGAGGATATCAAGCGCGATCTTGCCGAGACAAACGAGCGCGTGTTGAGCGACGCCATGAAGCACTCGGCCGAGCAGATCATCAAAGTGGTCGGCCACATGTCGGAGAAGCTGCACGAGTACAAGCCGAGCAAGAGCAAGAAGGGCAAGAAAACATTTTTCACCAACTCGCTGGTGGAGAATGTTCGTGAGCTTGCAGACTTGCTGCCTGCGTTCAACTTCACCAACGATCCCGAGTTGAACCGCATTGCAGCTCGCATGAAGCGCGAGCTATGCCAAGACGATGCCAAGGAGCTGCGGGTGAGCGAACGCGTGCGCGTCACCGTGCAGAAGTCAGCAGACGACATCCTGAAAGATGTCAACAAGCTGCTAGGCTGATCGGCCATAGCGTGAACGGCGAGCGTGCTCGCCGTTTGCAGTGGGGCCGTACCTCACTCCGTCCTTGCAGACGGTCAATTAAGGAGTCACACAATGGAAAATCATGACGTGGACAAGACAGCTGCTCAACGCGTTGCGAAAGCGCGCGCCGAGCTGATCTTGTCGCAAGTGTTCTATTCCGTGCTGGTATCGAACGTTGATCCCAAGCCGTCGCGGGCGATTCCCACGATGGCGACTGACGGGCGCAACCACTTCTATAATCCAGACTTCATTGCGACGCTGACACAGACACAGCTCCTCGCAGTGCAAGCGCACGAAAGCGAACACGATGCCCGCCGCCATCACAGCCGCAGAAACGGCCGTGATCCCGAGGAGTGGAACATCGCTTGCGATCTCGCAATCAATCCTGATCTGCAAGACGCAGGCTTCCAGCTCCCCGAGTGGGTGCTGCTCGATCGGAAATACCGAGGCATGTCTGCCGAGGATATCTACCGAACGCGGGAGCTTGATCGCGCCAAGCAGCAACAGCAGGACGATGATCAAGACGAGCCTTCGGAAGAGGAACTTGACGACGCCGAGGCCGAGGCGAACAAGGGCGACGCTGACGACGACGACAACGACAACGACAACGACCACGGCGACTGCAACGAAAACGAAGACGAGGACAGCAGCGGCGACACCGGCGACGGTGACGGCGACGAGCAGTCAGAGGATGACGCCAGCCCCGGCGACGGGGAGGGTGAAGGCAAGGGCGATCCGACAAGCAGCGGCGACCCTGGCCGCATGGGCGAAGTGCTCGACGCTTCCGAGAACGTCGCCGAGCTGGCAGCTGCAGACAGTCAGTGGGAAACAATCCTGCGACAAGCTGCATTCCTTGCCGAGAAACGCGGCACGATGCCCGGCCATGTCACGCGTGAAATCAAGCGCGCTGACAACCCGCCGCAAGACTGGCGTGAGACGTTGCGAGCATACTTTGATCAAGGCTCGCTCAAGATCGAAACATGGAACCGGCCCAATCGTCGCTTTGCCGGTGCGGGCATTTACTTGCCCGGCCAGCGTCGCGACGGCATCAACCGCGCCGTGTTTCTGATCGATACCAGCGGCTCGATGGATCAAGTTGCGCTCGCTTGCATCAACAATGAAGCCCAAGCCGCGCTGGACGACGGTGTGCTTGATGAAGTTGACGTGATCTATGGCGACACGCGAGTCACTCGTGTCGACAACTACCGCCAAGGCGACGAAATACAATTCGATCCCCGAGGCGGGGGCGGCACTGATCTCAAGCCGCTGTTCAAGCACGTAGCAGACGAAATTGAGGACGCGTCCTTGATCGTCTGTTTCTCAGACATGGAAATTGGCGATCCTGGCCCCGAGCCCGCGTGCCCCGTGCTGTTCGCAGCAACGGGGTATCCCGAGAGCGTGCGCCGTTATCTCGCCAATGCTCCGTGGGGCGCGCCCGGCATCGATGTCGGCACGCATTGATCACTAAGCGCGGCCCTGCGGGGCCGCGTCATAGTGTTCAATCGAACACCCCGCACTTGCAGCGGGTGATCTGCAAAAGGAAAGGAAGTCACATCATGACTGCTACCAAACGTAAACCGAGCCCCGTCATGCAACGGGCCGGGCGCGACGCGCGCGTCAGCAGGGAGGTCAATGCTGCTCTGGCTCAAGTCGAACGCGAGTTGATCGCTATCATCAAAAAAATCTGCGCTCCACGCTACAAGCAGAAAGAGACGATCAGCCCCGCTCAAGCCTATCGTCTCGCCAATCAGCGTCATCGTGGACCGGGACCGACGCCAGCGCGGCTGATGTACAAGATACAAAACGGCAGCAAAGTACCGTGATCACTGCAGAGGGGCTGCAACGTGCAGCCCTTCGACAGTGCTCATCCGAGCACTCCCGCCTTGCAGCGGGTTATCTGAAAAGGAGTCACGTCAATGGAACCCTATACAATCTTTCTGATCGTCTGCGCTGTCTTGGGCGTTCTGCTCATTCGCTACATGGGCGGCAATAACCCATTCACCACGCGGCTTTGCAATGCGTGTCGCGAAGTCATCAATGACCGTGCGGAAATCTGCCCGCACTGCCACACCGCGACCGGGAAGTGATCGCGATGACAACGATCCCCAAATGGAAACCGCTGCGGCGCGCCGGCACCAAGCCAGCGTCTGCAGCATTGATCGGCGAGACAATGCGCATTTACAAAATCAACGCCGAGGAAGCGAAGCGCATGCTGGATGAATACGAATCGGGAAGCGAATACTGGCTCAACGATCTGTATCAAGTGCAAGTGCGTCGCTTCGACGTTGCCGGTGTGCACATCAACATCCGGCGACGCGACGGCGGCCCGATCCTGCGTGACTGGCGACACTTCCAGCAGATCAAGAATGAGCTGCTGGGGCCAGAGTGCGAAGCGATCGAGCTGTACCCCGCCGAGAGCCGCAAGGTGGACGAGTCGAACAAGTACCACCTATTCGGCTACAGCGACGGCCGGCGCATCCCGATCGGCTTCGAAACTCGCAACGTCAATCTGGACACGCAAGGCGATCGCAAGACCGATCGTGGAATGCGTCAGCGCGGCAAGACGATGGAATTCCCCGAGGGAGTTCCGACGCGGCGTTGCCAAATGTGCGGAGCGATCGAGGACGAAATGCACCACGATCGATCCGCGCGCGATCGTGTCACGACGCTGAGCCAGATCACGCATGAAGACAAGCCGATGCTGGTTTGCATGTTGTGCGAGGAAGGCCACAGCGAATGGAAAGCGGCGCAATGCTGTTCCTATCACGCCAACGGCGGCGACTTGTCGCTTAGTTGTGGCGGGGACACGCCATGAGAACGCTCGCCATCTGCGCCGTCCTGATCGTCCTGACAGGATCGGCGACTGCCGGCTCGGCATCGTACTACCGAGCCAACGGCAGCTATGCCGGATCATCCATCACTCGCAACGGCCACACCACCTACACCAATTCCGGTGGGGCCTATGTCGGATCGTCCAGCACGCGCGGAAACACCACGACGGTCTATGATCGCAACGGCAGCCGCGCCGGATCGATCGTGGGGAGACGCTGACATGAACCGCAGCGACTTCTTTGATCAAGGTTACGAGCAGCACAAGGACGCCCCCGACATGCTGCTCGCGGAAGTCTGGCGTTTTGCTTGCATGTTCATCGATGATCAAGAGAATGCCCGCGCCTTCGTTGAAGGCTACACCGCCGCGCGCAAGCAGCGCGACGAGCACCAGAAGGAAGACTGAAACTCAAAAGCCCCGACTGCGCGAGCAGCCGGGGCTTTTTTTTGGCGTGCCGGTCTTGCATTCCGACAGCCCGCCGCGCGCTCTGCGAGTCACGAGCACGGCGCGCGCGATTGCGCAAACGTATCGGCTTCGCCTCGCACTCGCAACGGACCATTTGCCCAAGTCTAGCGCGTTCGTTTTCAACTTGCGGCGAGGCTGTGCGGTGACGTTTTCATCTTGCAAAAATATCCCTTGTGCAAGACCGGGGACTCCTCTCAACTCGCAATCGCAAATGTGTTGCCAGCCAAATGGAGAATGACCGTGTTTAACGACGAGAAACTGGCGCGCGAACCGCGCCCTTATGCGCCCTGCCTTGTGCTCGGCACCGTGAAGGCCGAGGGTCCGCGACGCATCAGCTACTACCGCGCGCACGATGGGCTGCTGATTTTCATCACGCGGCATTGGGGCGTGCACACTGTGCCCTGCCCGCAATGCGAGGACGCATCGTGAAGCGATCTCGCAAGCAGCCGCCCGCGCCGGTGCGCTTGAACGCAGTCGGCAAGCCGCTGTCCCCGCTGTTCGATCCCAAGTGGAAACGCAAGATGCCGCTCACGTCGATCCGGCGTCTGCTCGTGCCCTATCGTCCCGGCACGATGCGGTGGGTTCACGAACGCGAAGACGCCTGAACACGTTCTGCCGCCGATACACCCCCGGCGGCCGAAGGGGCCGCGTTGCGATTGGTATTCAGTCCGTGACGCAGCCCCACCTTTCTCTAACAAAAGGAGCCGCTGGTGAAAGCGATCTCAATCAAGCAGCCGTGGGCGCACTTGATCATTGCTGGCTTGAAGCCGATCGAGAACCGGACGTGGACGACACGCTATCGCGGGCCACTTTTGATTCATGCGTCGCGACGCATGTGCGTGGAAGTCGAAGCGATCGAGCAAGCCTTCGGCGTCGCGATCGATCGCAAGCAGCTGCATTTCGGCGCGCTGATCGGTGTCGTTGATCTGATCGACGTGGTGAAGGAATCGGCATCGCCCTGGTTCGAAGGGCCGTTCGGTTGGGTCATGAAGAACGCGCGACCGATCAGGCCCGTCCCTTGGCGCGGCCAGCTCAGTCTTTTTGATGTCGCCCGCAAACTGGAGGAGCTGTGATGTTCGTTTTATTGGCATACGAGAAGGACGCGGACGGCTTCGTGCTCGCGATGGTGATTGGGCCATTCGATGACGAGGCCGACGCGTGGACATTTCACGAAGGCAACGTGAGCTGCGACCACGCCGACGTGGTGCGGCTCGTGAGCGTGCAAGAGATCAACGAGGCAAAGTGAAAGGAAGAAAGCCGTGGTTAAGAAAAGCAATCCGATTTTTGAATCTGAAATGTGCCGCTCCAATCGCGTTCAAGGATTGACCGATGGGCGGCGCGATCTCAAAGCCGAACTCGATGCTGTGCACGCCCTCATGTTAGAGCGCGAGCGGCAGGGATTGGTCGAAAATGTCGGCTGGCGGAAATGGGTCGTGCTCTATGGGGGTAAGTCATGACTGCCTACGGCTATGCGCGCGTTTCGACGCGCGATCAAGACTTGAGCGGCCAGCTTGCCGAGCTGACGGCCGCCGGCTGCGCTCACGTCCATCAAGAGAAACGCTCCGGGGCAAAGACCGACCGCCCAGAGCTTGCAAACGTCCTTGCCAAACTTGGCGCGGGCGACGTGCTGATGGTGACGCGGCTCGATCGGCTGGCACGATCGACGCGCGATCTGCTCAACGTCATCAATGAAGTGTCAGCGCGCGGGGCCGGCTTTCGCTCGCTCAAAGATGCGTGGGCCGACACCACCACACCGCATGGGCGGCTGATGCTGACAATCCTGGGCGGGCTCGCTGAATTCGAGCGCGAGCTGATCAGAGCACGCACCGGCGAGGGGCGGCAGCGCGCACAAGCGCGCGGCGTGCGCTTCGGCCGGCCGGGCAAGCTCACGAGCGCTGATCGCCGCGCGATCCGCGATCGACTGCAGCGCGGCGAAACGCAAGTATCGATCGCGAAAGCTTTCGGCGTGCACGAGGCGACGATCAGCAGGAGGAAGCGAACGTGAAAACGGTTGACGTGCTCGTGGTCGTTGTCTGCTCGCTGTTATTTTCAATCGCGGCGGTGCTCACGGCACTCGCCGTCTATGCATGGACACACTGATATGGACGGAATCGACGCTGACGTGGTGCCGACGCTGCCGAGCGACATCGCATCGTTCTGGCACAAGCACCCGCTCGACAAGCGCGCCGAGCGCAAGATTGCCGACGTTGGCAATGGTCAATACGTGGTCGAGATACGCGGCACGTTTGAAATCTTTCGCTTCAGCGTGCCCGAGTACGGCGAGGTCGTGTTTGACATTCGCGGCATCAAGGACGCGCTCGCTGACGGCAAGCTGCAGTTTCGAATGTACGAGATGCAGCTGATCGCGGAGATGGTCGAGCATGTGCGCAACAACAACGGCGTGGAAGTCGGACGCATGCGCGAGCTGACCGCCGCCGATCTGGAGCGGCCCGGCATCATGGCGCTGTGGCCGGACTGGCACACCACCTGCATCGACGGCAACAATCGCATGGTGCGTCGCTGGGATGACGGGCTGCGCACGTTCCGCTTCGCGCTGATCGTGATGGACGAGACGATCCAGCCCTATGTCTGCCGGCCGGGCGAGGAAGCTGACACGTTCCTCGATCGCGAAAACGAAGCACGCGGCTTGCAGTCGATCGCACGCATGATTGTGCCGCACCAATGAACGACTGGAGCAACGAATACATCCTCGCGGTGTCGTGGGTGCTATCAATCGCGCTGTTCGCGGTGTTCTGCGCAACGCTGCATCGGGTGATCTGATGCGCTTCGATCTCACTCGGCCGTGCGGCAACTGCCCGTTCCGCAATGACATCCATTTCGGGCTGCGCCCCGAGCGCGTGCGCGGCATTCTCGGCGGCGGCAAAGGGCGCGATTGGTTTCCCGCGCCTTCGTTCCCCTGTCACAAGACGATCGAATATACCGACGACGACGGCGCGATCATTCCGGCGACAGCGCAGCAATGTGCGGGCGTGATGATCATTCTGCACCGCGAGAACAGGCACAACGACGCCATGCAGATTGCCGAGCGTCTTGGATTGTGGGACTCGTCCAAGCTCAATCTGACCGCGCCGGTGTATGCTTCGACCGCAGCTGCAATCCGGGGACAGGACTATGACTGAGGAAGATCACACCAAGCTGCTGCGCTGCGTGCTCAACGGCATGGGCAAGTGCCTCGCCAACATTCCCGAGGCTTGCCTATGCCTGCAGATGCCGCCCGACGTGTTCGAGGCGGCGTGGCGCTACTTCAATGAACCGCTGCCGCTCGATAAGGATTGAACATCATGAGCATCGATTGGACAGACGTGCACGATGATTTCGATAGCGACGGCAATTTAATCGGCGACACGCAGCGGAGGAAGGTTCCCAACGGCTATCTGTACCGCACGCGCATTTTAAACAGTGATGGATGGCAAGCCGTCGCGCTGTGCTTCGTCCCCTACGTTGATCCGAGCGACTTAATACCATGACGGTCGTTTGGGAGCTGCTGCACCCGGAAATGACCATTGGTCATCTTGGCTTTCTGCTCGACTGGCTGGACACCGACGATCCGCGCAGCGCGAGCGATCAGATCGACGCTCACTACCAGCACGGCGGCGGCTGGTTCCCGTTCAAGGGCCACCGGCTCGCTGATGACAACTCACTGCAGTATCCCGAAGACCCGCCGCTGCAGCCGCTGGCGCAAGCGCAGCTGCGAGACGAGCTGGTGGTGCTCTATCAACACTCGTGGGTGGCGATCATTCAGAAGGATCGCAGCTTTGAAGTCGCCAGGATCGACTGACGTGGTGATCATGTGGACGGTGTATCACCGCCCGAAGGATCACCCCGACGCGCGCTGGGTGGCGCGGCGCTTCGAGGTCACCAACGTCGTCAAGCCCACCAATGACATGTTCGTGGCCGACTCGCTCAACGAGCTGCGCATCCTGCTGCCGCGCGGGCTGCACTGCATGCCGCGTCAGCCTGACGATGATCCGACAATCGTGGAAGTGTGGCTCTGATCGGGTGGCGGTCGTCGCTCAAAGCGCCGGATCAGCTCCTCCAACATCAGCAAGTCGGAATTCTTGAACCACACCGACGCGGCGCGGCGCAGCGCGTTGATCAGCTCGGCGTCGGTCATTTGTCGAGCCCCTTCCATCGCCGCAGATCAGCAATCGCGGCGTCGGCCTCCGCGAGTTCCGCCCGCAGCTGTTGGCGCAATTTCTCCTGCGCAACCATCAGCCGCGCGATCTCTGCGGTGTCCCGAAGTATCTTGGCTCGCAGCGCTTCGATGTTGCCGCGCAATTCGATGTTATGCACCCGCAGCCGCTTGATCTCGATGGAGGCCTCCCGCCGAACATCGTGATACTCATCCATATCGTCGGGATCGAGCAGCCGCTCAACGATGTCGGTCACTTCCTTTTCTCCCGCCGCATGGCTTGGCGCAGCTTTTCCTGCGCCTCGTCGTTGACCATGCGCTCGGCGCGGTCCCGTGCTGCCAGATAACCCACGATCATAATGAACACGATCAGAAACAACGCCAGCACGCCCACGACCAGCAAGGCGCTCATCAGGGTGTCGAGCATGTGTACTCCTCCCAGCTCAACGCCCGCAGACGCGGCGACGCTGCCGGATAGCCGTTGATCTGCGTCACCAGCTGCGCCAGATCGAACGCCGTCAGCAGATCATCAAAGTGATCGTCGCCCGGCCCGTGGCACTGCGCATAGACCGGATTGAACCGGCCGTTGAGCCGGCGCAAGGCTTGCGCAATCCTGCGCGGATCGGTCGAGCAGTACCAGCCGGCAAACGCGATCAGGTGCAGCTGCGGCGCAACCCTGGTGAGCCAGTCGCTGAAAGCGCTTTGCTGATCCCGCGACAGCCCATCGGCATCGATGCACCAGCGCAGGCGCGGACACTGATCCATCAGCGAGAGCATCAAGCCGGTGCCAGCACAGACCAGCAGCGACGGCTCGGGCCGCTCGCGGTACTCGATCGCCCCGAAGCTGTTCACTCCTCGCCGCCACCAGCGATGGCCTGGATCACCGCCGCCATCGTCTCGCTGATCATGAAGGTCAACACCCCGTTGCCGGCGGCGATCGTCACCCGCACATGATCGGCATTCTCCTCGAAGGTGATCACCCGCGCCAAGTCAATCAGCACTTGCTTGCCGTCCAGCTTCTTGAGCAACAGCGGATTCATCGGATACCCCCTCGGCCTTGCGGATGCGATCGATCATGCCACAGACCGGACACTTGCGCGGCCGGAAACCGTGCGGGCAAAGCACTTGCGCCAGCAGTGCCTCGGCCTGCTCGCGATCGAGCACGATGTGGCCCTGCCCCTTGCCGGACGGCCCGCGCCAGGAAAGCTGGCGCTCGATCTCGGCAAAGATGGCCGCCAGCTGCATCACGCCCCCGTGGTGTAGCCGCCCGACTTGACCACGGTGTTGCCCTTGCGATCGCGGATCACGTCATGACGCGTGCGCGGGGTGCCAACCGTGTGCGGCTTGAACACCAGCGCCGGCTGCTTGATCAGAACCGGCCGGTGCGCTGCCGGCGCGATCGAGCCCCACGCCGTGCTGCGCAGCAATCGTTGCTTGAGGTTTATCATCCGTGCTTCCGTAATGTGACGCCGTGTCGGCCCAGCACGTCACTCAAGGCGTCGACCGACATTACCCCGAGATTGGACATCCGCAACAGCTTGGTCCGGCTCAAATACGTGACCAGATCATGCACCGTCTGCAACGGCGGATGGCCGTGCTGCTCGCGTTCTTTGTTCTCATACCAAATGGCGGTGTGGAAGCGCACGTTGAGCGGGCTCCGCAGCTCGATCGATTCGAGCGGCGTGGATAGGAACTCGTTGCTCGGCGACAGCCGCCGCCACAGGATCGTGGCGTCAACAAAATCCCACGCCTGCGTCATACCGGCTCCGTCAGACACACCCGCTCGGCCAGGGCGCGATCGGCCTTGGCCCCAACATATACAAAGCTGGCGGTGAAACGATCCGACGCCCGGTAGCTGCCAAGATGGGCCTTGGCCCCGGTGTCGCGGGCGGTGCGTGAGGGTGCGCGCGTCATGCGCCAGTTGGGATCATGCGCGGCACCGGCAATCTCGGCCGGATGCCCGGTGTTGCGAAACACCCGAAAGTCCATCGCCGAGTACATGCTGGCACACGCCGTGATCAGCTTGTTGCCAATGCCGCAGCCCTGATAGTCCGGCAACACCACTGACCTATGCCCGCGCACCGCACGCTGATGGGTCGAATGCCGCCCGACAAACGGCAAGTAGCTGTGAAACGCCACCGCGCGGCCCTCGGTGAAGGCGCAGAAACACCGGGCACCCTTGTGCAGCTCTGCCGTCAAGTAGTGGTGGCGAGAAAACAAACGCCACGCCGAACTATGCACGCGCGCAACGTCGAGCTGGATGGCCGGTCGTCGCCGAAGCAACCTCCATTGAAAATCATCGCTCGCCGGCAGGTAAATCCAGTCCGGGTCGAGCCAGTCAATCACGTCGTCATGACAGGTCACCGCAATGAACTTCTGGTTTCTTTTGCGCACGGTCTTGGCCACGGCAAGGCTGCCGATCTTTCCGACCACGCGGTCGACCACGCTGGTGAACTCGTCAAATACCAGGAGCCCGGCATGCTCGGCCAAAGCCCGCGCCAGCGTGGCGCGGAACTGCTCGCCGTTCGACAGCACACTATGCGGACGCAGCCAGCTCGGCGGTGAGCTGAAACCCACCGACGACAGCAGCATGGTGATGTCCTTGATCGACATCGCGGCGGGAAACTCGTCAATCACCGCGCGGTCGGCATGCCAATCGAGAGTGGTGGTGTAAGCTTCCGGCCAAAGTGTTTTTGCAATCGTGGTCTTGCCGCAACCGCTCGGGCCGACAATCAAGCCCACTTGCCACTCGTGCTGATCCAGCGGCAAGCTGACACGCCACTCCAACTCGCTGCGATCGGACGGGGACACGTCAAATATCCCCTCCAGCTGCATCACCCGCGCACTGCGCACAATCGGTGAAGAGCGCTTGATGGTCGCCGATAACGTCATGCAATCAACGCCCGGCAGCGAACGCCGTCAGCGGCGAGACGTGTCAGCAGCTCGGCTTGCTGCTGCTCGTCTTTGCACTCGATCAGAATTTGGAACGTCGGCGTTAGCTCCGGTGGCAGCGGCGGCTCGTCGGCGAGCAACTTCATCAGCTGCTTGTCCTCGAAGCCCAAGGCCTGGGCGTCGAAGTCGTCCTTGATCGCCAGCAATTCCTCCAGGAGAACATCGTCGTGCCAGTTGCTGGTTTCAGAGAGCCGGTTGTCGGCAATGCCGTAAGCGCGGCATTGGGCCTCCGACCAGCCTCTGGCGATCATCACCGGAACCTCTTGCAGGTTCTCCAGCTGCGCGGCTTGGAGCCGCCCGTGGCCCGCTATCACCGTGCCGTCCTCGCGAATGAGGAGCGGAATCGTCCAGCCAAATTGTCGGAGAGATGCCCGCAGCTGATCAATCTGCGTGGAAGGATGCGCACGCGCGTTTCTTGCGTAGGGTTTTAGTTTGGCAATCGGCCAGCGCTCGATCTGCGGCTGACGCTGCTCGGGGCCAAAGACCGGCGACTCGGTTGGCTGCGCTCGCTGCCCGCGCATCGCTCATTCCGCCGCGCGCTTGGGCTGTAACTGCGCCAGAAGGGCTTGTAGCCGCTCCTCCTCGCCCTCGGTGATGCGACGCTCATAACCAAGATTAATGGTCGCAACGTCGCCCTTGTTGACCGCATCGTAAAGCAGCCGCGCCGAGATGCCCAAACGCTTCGCAACCGCCTCGATCGTGCGCTCGGGAAGCCACGTCTTGTTGCTCATTGCCACCTCGGAGGCGGGGTGATGATCGCCGCCAGCTGCCGCATCAAGGGACAATCCGGGCCCGGCGTCTTGCCACACCCCGGCGTGAATGGACAACGCGGTCGCTCGTCACGCTCCAACTCGCCCGCACAGTCGAAGCCCACCAGATCAAGGTCAAACCCGTGCAGGATGTGGCTGAGCGCAAAGTCCATGCCGCACAAGCTGCCACGAGTTGGGCAAGCTGGCTACTTGTGACCGCGCTTGCCGCCGCCGTGAACGCCGCGCTTGTAACCCTTGTTCAAGGCCGCGTTGCTGATCGCAGCCGCAGAGGATTTGTCAAACGTGCGCTTGAGGGCCTCGTAGGTCGCAGGGTTCTTGATCGACTTGCCGTGGCTGCCACCACGCTTGCCACCTGTGGGCATCTCAGCTCTCCCATTGAACCTTTGTGGCAGCTCAACGATTATGGTTCCACGATCGATCCCTTGCCCCCCATCGGTCGGTCGTGCCTCACACTGTTGCTGACGACAGCAGGGCCGCCCGCCGTTCCCCCCGACACGAGCGGCCCTGTCCTTTTGCCCTCTCCCCCGCACGATCCCCACCCCCCAGGCTCAACACGCTCGCGGCTAATCTGAGGCAGCGCTGCATAAGCTGGGAACGTCAGCTGTGCGGGTTCAATGGCCGGGAGCTACTGGATAAGCCCCCAACGCAAATAGCCCACCAGCGAGCGGCTAATGAGCTTTTAGAGGGGGTCGTGTCCCGAGTGGGTGCCGCTGAGCCGCCGCCGCCGCCTCGCGCCCTGGGAAAAAAGGCGGGAGGGTGAAATGGAAACCGAAATTATTCTTCCCGATCAAGGAGGTAGGCGGAGCAAGTTTAAAACGGCAGTCATAATGTCGCAATTTGGTTGTGCTGAATAGATAAGTAGGATCAATAGGTTAGGTGACTACATAGTAGCTATGGGGTAGTCACCGAGAGAATTCTATTCTCGGTTGGTGATCTTGCGAAACTTGTAATTATTGCAAGGACGCGACGCACTTGAGCAGGCGACGCGACGGAGCGGGGGGAGTGCAGACCATGCGTGGATCAGCACAAGATCGAGCAGATTAACGCGGTAATGCGCGCCTTACCGGCCCAACGTGACTGCCTGCAGCTGCAGCTCGTCGTCAGCTCAATCCGAGTCGAGTTGGGCGATGGAGGATGGGGGTGGGCCAGCATGGGCGCGGGGATTTGATTCGTGTTGGGAAAATAATCCGGCGGCGCTGTGCGGGGGTGGCCCTTCGGCGGCCGGGTACGTCTCTCGGCGGCCAGTGTTCGTGGATCAAGCGCGAGCTGAGAAACGGAAACAGAAAGTGAAATTGGCAGTGACACGTACCTCTTACATTAGTTTTGTATGCATGCGCATTACATAGGATAATAACCTGTCACATCTGTCACAAGTGTCACAAGCGGCATGGCACAAGGGTTTGTGTGATGACACATATGACGGGAGTGACGGGACTTTTCCTTCTACCGCAGCGCACTATCGGCGATGAATATCCAACACGTGTCACACGTGTCACATACGTCATGGCAGTGACACGTGCGAGTGACACGAGACCTTGCGGCACTTGCCGCCAGTTTTTAAACCGATGTCTTAGGATAAGGGGATCAGTCGGGTCGCTCGGTGATATCGAGCAGTCTGATGCCGTCGAGGCCGCGCGCCTTAGCGGAGCGCCATCGTTTGAAGCCCTTGGCTTCCATGCGTTCGACGAAGGCTTTCTGAGTTCCGCAGCGTTCTTTGGTGGCTTCGCAGAACAGCTTCCAGGAGTTGAACAGCTCGGCAGAGGATGCGCGTGCGTTGACATCGGTTGTGAGGCAGGACTTATCGATCCATTGCTGCAGGGCGTCTTGGTTTTCGAAGTAGTCGGCGGTTGCGCCGAGGACGGCGGCGGGTGGCATCAGGCCCATGTGCTGCCATGCGACGAAGCCGTCCATGATCCAGCTCAAGATGCCGGGATATTCCGGCACCAATTTATCGAACAGCCCGAGATCGACTTCGCTCTCGGCGATCTCGACGGTGAAGGGGATCAGCTGCAGGCGGCGGCGCATGGCGCGATCGGCATTGCGGATGACTGGCTTGTTGTTGCCGACGACGATGATTTTGTATTGCGGCAGGTACTCGAAGGAATTCTGCCGCATGAAGTTGGCGCGCACGGTATCGCCGCCGGTGAGCTGCTTCAGCTTGGCCTCATCCCAGGACTGGTTCTGTGCTGTCTCGGCGGTGAGCACCAAGCGGGTGCCGCGCAGCGATGCCAGTTCTTCCTTGTGCTGGGGATGTGTGGTGGCCTGCAGCAGCTCCAGCGACGCCTGGGCGGCATAGTCGCCGAGCACGGCCTTGACCGTGTTGAGGAACGTGCCTTTGCCGTTCTGTCCGGTGCCGTAGCAGAAGAAAAAACTTTGCTCGGACGTATACGGCGAGGCGCAATAGCCGCAGACGCGCTGGAGATAATCGATCAGCTCCTGATTGTTGTCGGTGATGCGTCGCAGGAAGGTCAGCCACGTTGGGCAGACTGTTTGCGTGGCGGTGACCGCCGTCATCTTGGAGCAGTAGTCTTCCCGCCGTTGTGGCCCGAGCTGCCAGTCGCCGGGCCGATCGAGCCGCACGCAGGTTGTTGCCATGTTGAGCACCGGGGTCTGATCGAACAGCCCCATGGGGTGCGCGGTCTCGTCCTTGATCCGCTCGGAGCAGCGTCGGACCAGGGCTGCGCTTTCGGCGGTGCGTTTGTCGCCCTTCTTTTTGAGCCCGGCGCAGATCGTGCGGCACAGCTCGGCCATGCGGCGGTTGACGGTGCGCTGCTGATCGAATTGCCAGACGTGGCCGGTCCATTCATGGAACCCGATCGCCTCCAAGAAAACGAACCGATCGCCGTGGCGCTGCATGAACAGCCGCACCACGGCTTCATCGGTCAGCAGCCAGTTCGGCGCGAGCCAAGGATCGGGGTGCAACGGCACCACGTTGAGCGTGGGTTGCTCGTTCTCGTCTAGGCCACGATCGTCGCCCTGATCATCATCCGCCATGCGCCCCGTTTCCTCACAGCAGCCGCTCGCCGGCTGCTAATTGTTGCTGTTCGTAGTCGTGCTCGATTGCTTCCATGATGGCGATCTGCAGCGCCGCCGCGTGCGGGGTCATCTTCCCGAGCTGCACTTGGCGCTTGTAAAAAGGCCGCCGCATTTTCAGCTCGCGGCGCACCTCGTTGAGCTTTTCGGTGGCGCTAAACTCCCGCATCGGCTGCACTTTCGTCCGATGTTTCCCGTGAAACCTGCCCCCGGCTGCGTGCCGCTTGGCCGTAGGCCGTCACCTGATAGCGCGCCGGGGATGATCCTGATCGCTCGACCCATCGCTTGCGCAGGAGCGAGCGCAGCACACCGCGATGGAACACCGCCGGCAGCTGGCCGTCGCCGAGCAGCAGCCAGGTCAACAAGGTCCGCTGCTTGGCTGACATCGGCTCGCGCTTGGGACGCGGCAATCGGAACAGCTCGCGCTGGAACGCCGACATGATCACCTCGCCGCCGATGATGAAACGATGCGCAACGTGATGGCCGCCAGATCAGGCTGCAGCTCGCGCAGCCGCGCCACCGCCGCGTCGAGTGTGCCCAGCTCGATCTGCGGCACCCACCAGCACGGCGGATCAGCCGTGGCGTGCCAGAAGTCGGCATGCTTGCAGTCGGTGCCGAGCTTGAACCCGCGCAGCCAAAAATCGGGGTAGCTCCCGACCATCATGGCAAAAATGCTGCGGTCGCTGTCCTTGTGATAGATCAGTAAATGGCCGTCCATGTGCTCGGTGTGACGGACCTCGATCACGCCGCCAACCTCGCCGCCGGATATCTCCTTGCCGCCCGGAACCCAGGCCAGATTCATGATCTGCGAGCAGGCGATCTCGCCCATGATCCCGCCCACGCCATCGGCAATGCGCGCGTGCATCAAGCGCTTGCTCTTGCCGCCATGATCGCCTTCGCGCCCGCCGTTGTGGACCTTGCGCAGAATCTGCAACATCGTCACCTGTATGGCGCACATCGCATTCTCAGCCGTCAGTGTGCAGCGCCGCCCGATCACAGCGCGCCCTCCTGCATTTGCTGTTGCACAATGTCGGCCGCGTCCTTGCCAGTCCGATCGACCGTGAAGGCAGCCGCGCGTCGCCCGGCAGCGTGCCAGCGCGCCAATACTGCCGCCGCCGCCCCCTCGCTGGTTCCCGATCGGCCGTGCTCGCGCTTGCCGTCGTTGTCGGCCATGACGATCAACTCGCCGACGAAAAACAGTTCCGGCAACCGCTCGATCGCTCCCGCCGAGCCGAGCGCCCAGGTTGGGGTGTAGCCGAGCTGCAACAGCGCCAATCCCGTCTCGAAGCCCTCGCACACATGCAGGCGCGGAATGAACCATGTCTGTGCGCCGGTGCAGCAGGCGCTATGGCCGATCAGCTTCATCGCCGTGCCGCGTGTCGGCCCGAGCATCATGCCGCGCCCGTCCTTGCGGTAATCCTTGGTCAGAAAAATCCGCTGCAGCGCGGTCGGGGTGTCGCCCTCGATCGAGCGCATCAGCACGATCAGCGCCGGGGCCACACCGCGCTCGCGTGGACAAGCCGGATGGAACCGGGCCTCGACTGTGCTCGGCAGCACCAACCCACGCATGGCAAGATAAATCTCGGCCGGCGAGCCAACCGTCGGCTCGCCCTGCTCCCACACCGTCAACGCATACTTGGTCTTGCGTGCCCGCTCGGCACGGTCGAGATCACGCTCCATCCGATCGCGCTCGGCGTCATTCATGACGCGGCTCGCAAATCTTGCAGCGCACGCGACCGCACGGCGCGACGCCAGGACGCGGCCACACCGCACGCATGAATCGGGAGCGCAACCAGCCGGGCGAGTACTGGCCCTCGATCTTGACCGTCTCGCGCTCCTGCGCTGACGGCGGCTCGCGCCGTGCGCGCTTCATGCCCGCCGCCGCTTGCGCTCGGGTTCGTCCCACAAACCGCGCGCGCGGAACGCAGCGATGATGTCCTCGGGAGCGCAGTTGCGAAAGCACTTCACCACGATCGCGGTGTGACCTTGAAAGAATGAAAGTGAGGGATCGTGATCGTCATGCGCCGGGCAGCGCGCGATGAAATACTTGCCCATGCGTTTGGCGCGGATGCGCGCCGCCAATGCTGCCGCCGTCGTCACTGCTGCCTCCTCTACATAGCGCCGCCACTATGCTGCAGACCCGACCACTGTAATTTTTTCTTACATGTCACACTCCAAGACGGGCTTCGCCCTTTCGCTCACACTCCGATCGAGACGCGCACCACGCGCCACGCGCGCAATGCTTCCATCACATCTTCGAACTTGTCGGTGATCAGATAACCGTGGCCGGCTTTCATCAAACGAAACGCCAGCGCCTTCTGCTCGTCGGAAGGATGCTCGCCTTTGCGCTTTAGTTCAAGGAAGCAAACCGGGCCGCCAATGTGCGCGAGCTGAAAATCCGGCCAGCCGCGCTGCACGCCCATGCGCTTGAGTTTTCCCGCCGTGGCCGGATGCCGCCACTCGCCGGCAGGGAAATGCGTCCACGCCCAATCGTTTGTGCACCAACGACGCAGCACGTCGGCAACCATCACATGCAGATTGAACTCGGGAGCCGGCGGCGGCTTCACGCCACGCTGTCGCTTGCCCTTGAACAAGTGCAGCTGTGCAGCCATCAACGCGCTCGCGATTGTCGCTTGCTGCCCTGGATCACGCGCTGCATGCGCTCGTCACCATGCGGGCACAACAGCCGCGCCGGTATCTCGCCCTTGGTGACGTGCTCGATCAGCAATGCCATCTCCCAGCTGGCGTGCCCGCGCCGCTTGGCCCAGTGCACCGCATTCTGCGAATAGCCGATGGCAGTGCCCAACGCAGCCTCGCTGCCGAAGCGGGCAATAGCTGCCTCCATGAGCTTGCGCGCGCTCATTAATTCTCCAGATTGAACGGGGAACTTGCCGCAGAGTTATTCAGGCACATCTTGTAGCGGAATTCAACAATCGACTTTGGTTGGCAAACATACGATTGTTGTGGGCTGGATTGTAGAGGAGGACAAGCCATGGCATTCCAACAGAGCGCGCAGCCGCGTGCCGATATCAAGGACCGACGCAAGCAGCTCGGGCTGTCGCAACGCGAGCTGGCCGAGATCGTCGGCAGTCATGCCCAGACCGTAGACAAGATCGAGCGCGGGTACATCACCTTCTCGCGCTATCTCGATCCGATCGAACAGCATTTGGGCATCAAGCCGCAACTGGTCGAGGCGAAGGTCGCCGAGCAAGGCATTGATAAAATTCCTGTTTACGGTACAAGCGCCGTGACCATGCGGGCGATGTTCATGTTTCAGGAGCAAAGCGAGCCGGCACAGCTGGTGCTGCCGCCCGCCTGCTTGCGCGGCAAGCGCAGCGCCTACGGCGGCGTAGTCTCGACCGACGCCATGTCGCCGGTGTTCCAATGCGGCGATTCATTCTTCTGTGACGCCAGCCTCGCGCCGAGCGTCGGTAAATTCATCCTGTTGCGGGAGAAGCCGCCGTGGCAGCGCGGCCGGATCATTCTGTGCCAGCTCGTCTCGTTCAATGAACGAGAATGGATCGTGTCGCTGCTCAACAGCGGCGGCAAGAACCGGCGCGCCCGCGAGGAGCGCTTGTCACGCGCGGAATTCCCGATCTGCCATCGTGTCGTCAGCAAGGATTTCTGCTGACACCGTTGGCTTAATCGAAGGTCTATTGACGCCCTTTCGCCGAACCGGGTAGGCTGGCTCGGTCAAGGGGAACTCAATGGCACTGACCGCCGCCCAGCTCGCCGCGCGCGAAGGCAAGATCACCGCGTCATTCGTGCCGCAGCTGATGGCTGGCGACATCGAGAAAATTCACAACAAGTGGCTTGAGCTGATCGGCGATCCGGGCTGGCAGCCCGAGGACATGACCAACAACTGGCCAGCGTTCCACGGCAGCTTTTCCGAGCCGCATGTCATCGACTGGCACCAGCGCCTGACACAGCAGCCGCTGACACGGCGCGGCGAGGTCGCACACCATCCGAGCCTGCCCTATGTCTGCGCCACGCTCGATTGCTTCCGCGAGGCCGACAGCTGCGTGATCGACTGCAAGTGCCCCGGCGCGTGGATGAAGCTTGATCATGTGCTGGCGTACTACCAGCCGCAGCTGATCGTGCAACGCCGTTGCGTCGAGTGCGACAACGTGGCCCTGCTGATCTCGCACGGCGGCGCGACGCCGGCTGAATATGCGGTGACAATCGAGCCCGACTACGAGGCCGTGGTGTGGGAGCGCATCAATCAATTCCAACGTTGCGTCGAGACGCTGACACCGCCGGTGGAGGTCATGCAGCTGCAGCCGCTGACGCCGCCCGAGCAGTGGCGCACCATCGATCTTGATCAGGAGGGCGAGCTGCCAAATTGGGCACCTGACATGAAGGCGCAGCTGATCGAATGGTATGTCACCCGCGATGCAGCGGTGGCCAACGAAGCCGCGCGCGACGAGATCAAGAAACTGTTGCCCGAGGATGTCGGCAAGTTGCGTTTTGCCGGAACGCTGGTGTCACGCAACCGCGCACGCGCCGTCTCAATCAAACGAGGGAAGTGAGGAGCCACATGACCAACAAGCGACGCACGAACCTGCAACCGGCAGACACCATTGCCGACTCCGATCTGCCGGCCAATACGCAACCGGCGCGCCAGACACTGGCGGACATTCGCACCGAGGCCACCGCCCGCGTCGCTGACGCCGCCCACAGCGTCGCTCACACCATCGCCGATCTCGAAGCATGGCGCGCGGAGATTGATGCCACCATCGCGTTCCTGAAAGCGCAGCGCGGTCGATGATAAATCCGTTGCAGCACTGCTTGACTGGAGAGTCGGCGGAAATTGTTGACCGCATCTTGGGGCCGTTCCTGCACGACTGTATCGGCAAGAACGACATGAGCGTGGTCAGCGGTTTGCTGGCGTCTGCCGCAATCATCGTCGCCACGCACTGCCAGCGCACCGGCGATGACTTCGCGGAGCTGGCCGAAATAAGCCGCCAAAACTTTGATGCAGCGCTGGTGGTCGTTGGAGAGATCGCATGAACGACGGTCACAGCAAGGAATACAACATCGCCGTGCAGCGATTGAAGATGCCGCCGCGCATGCTCAAGCTGCCGGTGGACGAGCGCGGCTTTCCGGTGCCGAAGTTCGTCCAGTGGATCGACGGCAAGCCCGACTTTCGCGTGGTCAACCAATCGTTCATGGCGAACGCGGTGCGGATCAAGCTGTGCTGGCTGTGCGGCGAAGCGCTCGGCCGCTATCAGGCATTCGTCATCGGCCCCATGTGCTCGATCAATCGGGTATCGAGCGAGCCGCCGAGCCATCTGGAATGCGCGCGCTTCGCGGTGCAAGCGTGCCCGTTCCTGACGCAGCCCAATCGCGGACGCAATGAGCACGAGCTGCCCGAGCATCAAATGCCGGGCGGCATTCCGGTCCTGCACAATCCAGGCGTCACACTGGTGTGGGTGACGGAGAGCTACAAGCCGATCAGAGTTGCGCCGAAAAAGCCCCCGCTGTTCCAGATCGGCGATCCGACCAGCGTCGAGTGGTGGGCGCGCGGTCGCACCGCGACGCGTGACGAGATCATGGACGCGATCGCGAAAGGTCTGCCGTTGCTGGTGAAGGAGGCCAAGCGCGAAGGGCCGGACGCGGAGGACGCGCTGCGCGAGATGATCTCGGTTGGGCTGGCGCTGGTTCCAACATGACCTTGCTCGATTTGCCGCGTGCCGGGTTGCGATGGTTGCGCACGTGGTGGCGGCAGGAACTGCCGCCGCCGCAGCTGCCACACTATGAACCACCGCCGCCGGTGCCGCCGGCAGCACCCGAAGTCGAAGCCGAAGCCGACCTTGACTCCTGGCAGGATGCCGAGGAACGGCATCAGTGGCGCTTTGAGCGCGAGGCCGTTGAGCAAGCCGGCACGTTCTATTTTAAGGCTGCGATTTTGGACGAGCTGAAAGAGTATTTCGTTATCATCCGGCGACTGCGCCACGTCGATCGCGACGGTTACAATATGTTTGCCAAGCTCGGCGCTGCCATCCTGCCGTGGCAAACGCTCAGCGTGCGCAGGGAATTTCCGGCGATCTGGCATGACCCGAAGACGCGGCCCGGCTTTGGTGCCGTCTGGTTCTTTGATCCTGACGACAAGCTGTTCCTTCCGGTCAAGCTGGCGATGTTTCAGAAGCTGGACGCCGCGCCGCGCGGTGTCGAAGCAACCCCGCATCAGGTCTATTGCGTCACGCTGTACTATGACCGCGTAAAGGTTCAGGCCGGCGACAAAAAGTGGCTGATCAAGCGGCTGCGCAAAGCCGGCTTCGGGATGCGCTATCACGTCAGCCTCGATCGCTCCGGCGATATCAAGCTGCTGAAAGAATTGATCACCCGCCACCACAAAATCGTCCGCAAGCACAAGCGATGGGATCGAAAGCAAACCCGGCCGCACGGCCCTGCCGGTTATCTTCCGCAGCAAGTTTGGGATTATCCCGACATGCTGGTCGACGTGTGGAAGGACTTCCAAAAAGACTTCAAAAGCGTGATGGGCATCGATGAATACGTGGCTGACTTTTTCAAGATCGTGGCGCAGTTCGAACAGGGGCAGCACACCGGCATCCGCATCAACCTGCATGACGGCGACACGACGGCCGCCTTCGCCGTGGACTTCAAACGCTCGGCATATTTTTTCCGCGATCGCGAGATCACCGCGTTGGCGCGCGACGGCAGGCGCAAGCGCATCTTTCACATCGTGCGCCCGCACGCTCGCCATCTTGCGACCAAGGCAACCTACGTCAGAACGCACTTCCGGGGCTTGCGCGACTTCGAATGGAACGGCTACCGCGTGCACATCACCGTGCCGGGTTGGCATCATCCTGACTTGCTCAGGGCAACCTTCTCGGCAGTCATCATGCCGGATGACGAACCGATGCCGCCGGACATGATGACGGTCGAGCAGGGAGTCAAACGTCTCGCCGCCGGCATCGCCGGCAAACCCCACCGATGGAGCCCACATGAAAGCGACGATCGAAGTGAAGGACAAGAAGGAAGCCGAAGCTATCCGCACCGGGTTGGTTGATCCCAGCGTGCGCGCGTTCGTGGTGATCTTGGGCGTACTCAACGCCCTAACGCCGCGCGCCCGCGCTCGCGTTATGAACTACGTCAGCGATCGCTTGGAGGAGGAGGAAGCCGAGGCGGCCCAGAGCGCGATCAGCGGCGGCAGCAGCGGCATCAAAGAGGTCAAGGCATGAACGTTCCCGCACTGCGCCCAACCCGGCTGCCGATGCCGGCTGGCATAGACGATCCCGGCAAGTGGCGCGTGCTGGTCGAAGCGATCTTTCCCAATGCGCAGAGCGCGGAGTCGGTGCTGCTGGCACTCGAATACTGCAAGCAGCGCAATCTCGACGTGCTCAAGAAGCCCGTCAACATCGTGCCGATGTGGAACAACAAGCTTGGCAAGTATGTCGAGACGATCTGGGCCAGCATCAACGAGATCGAGGTCACCGCCGCGCGCACCGGACAATGGGCCGGCATGGACCCACCGCAATGGGGGCCAATCGTGCCGCGCAAGTTCACCGGCCGCAAAAAGGATCGCGGCGGCTGGGTTGATGCCAGCGTGGAGGTTGCCTATCCCGAGTGGTGCGCGGTCACGGTGTATCGCACCATCAGCGGCATGCGCTGCGGCTTCACCGAGCCGGTGTACTGGCTCGAAGCCTATGGCCGTCTCGGCGGCAGCGAGTTGCCCAACGACATGTGGTGCAAGCGACCGCGCGGGCAGCTGCACAAGGTGGCGAAGGCTGCCAGCTTGCGCGCGGCATTCCCCGAGGAGGGCGACTATGCCAGCGAGGAAATGGAAGGCGCAGTGATCGACGCGCCCGCGCCGCCACCGCCGCCGGCACCGACCGACAAGTGGGTGCCGCCCGAGGACATCCCAGCCGACGAGCCAGACGGCGAGGAGAGCGTTGATCCTGAGACGGGCGAGGTCGGCCCGCGCTTGATGCCACGCGGCGATGAAGAGGAATGGCGCGAGTGGTGCCAACGCTTCCTTGCCGAGCTGCGCACGGCACACGGCGGCCCTGGCGCGCTGGTGGAAGTCGATGCATGGGAGGCAGCAAACGCCGAGATCATGGATCAGCTCAAGACCGAAGCGCCCAAGCTCCACGTCCAGCTCAAGGCGGCGATTGGCCGCCATCGTGTCTCGTGCGTCGGAGAGCAGAAGCAGGAGAAGCCGCCCGATGATCAGCAAGGAAGCACAGGAACAGCACCCGCGACTGGTGAAGCTGATTGAGGCTGCGTCAAGCTCGGTTGAGCAGATATTCGCCAAGGCCGGCAGCGTCGCGTCGATGTTTCACTACGTCAAGAACAACGGCGACCACATCGTGACGCTTGCGCCGGTTCATCTGGAGAAGGACGAGGGCTTCGAATTGATGCGCACGATATTTGCAATTGAGAATGCCGTGGCGGTGATGTTCATCGGCGAGGCGTGGACGTTCGTCGCTGACATCAACGAGGCGCGTGCACATGTCGAGAGCGGACGCAGTGCCGTTGATCATCCCCGGCGGATCGAGATCGTAACCTTTGAAGCCGAGGACAGCACCGGCACGCTGTCCGGCCGTCGCACGATCGAGCGGCCAGCAGGCAAGCGCCCGCAGCTCGGGCCGTTGGAAATCGAGACGAGTAAATTCGCCACCGGCCGTCTGGTTGGAATGCTGCCGAAGCCGAGCAAGGCGACGTTGCAATGATGGTCGAGCCCATTGCGTTCATGCTGATTATCTTCGCCTCGTTTGCCTGGGGTTATTCCATCGGCCATCGCAAGGGACGGGACGATGAAGCCTTCCGGCGTTCGCAACAATGAAGCGCGTCAACTATATCGTTGGCGTAGCCGCCGATGGAGACGTGCTGGTGCCTGCCGACAGCGAAGCGCGCGGGCAGCTGGTCACGCTCGAACACGGCGAGAAAGTCTCGGTCGAGATCACGCGCCCGCGCCAATCGGAGCCGATCAAGTTCCGCGCGCACATCCATCTGACCTTGGAGCGCGTCGCTGCCGCGATGTCACGGACGGTTGGCGTGATCTGGAGCGTGCGCGCATTGCGCGGCTGGCTGTGCATCCGCACTGGCCGCGTGGATGTTCTGACATGGCCGCCAAAAAGCACGGTGATCCCGCATGCGATCGAGGACATGAACGCGTTGGAGCTGGAGGCATTCTGGAAGGACGCTTGCCAAGTGATCATTGCTGTCGTGTTGCCGCTGTTGGCAACGGACGAAGCTGACGACATCCGCACGCGTCTCATGTCATGGAGAGAACTCAATGGCGATCACCAGAGGTTTTAATCGGGGGCCGATTCAGCAACGCGGCATGGCTCGCATGCCGAGCGCCAATCCACGCGCGATCGCCGCGCTCACTGCCTTTGCGCAAGCCAGCAAGACCGGCCCGATGAACTTCGACCAGCTCTACCGGCATTTGGTGGAGGGCGGGTTTCAGCCCAACGAAGCGCATCTGGCGGTGGAAAGTTTTGTGCGCAGCGCGAGGGGCAAGCGATGACGAGTTTCGATGATTTTATCCGCAGCATGAACCGGCTGGACGATGACGTGATCTGGCACATTGCCACGATGGCGGCGGCCGTTGCTGGTGAGCGCGCACAGCAGCGCGGCCATGACGACATCGAAAAGGTTTGCATTGAGTTCGTGGAAGCGATGGCCGACAAGGCGGGCACGCATGCCATGGTCTATACACTCGATGCCTGATCTCCCCCAGAGGGAGCGGCGGCGGTGTGGATTTACAGTTCCCCGATGAAGCGCCGCCGTCGTCACTCTTTAACCTGAAAGGACACCATGACTATGACCAACGGACGCAAGCCGCCGATGCCGACACCGACCATGCCGCGAGCTAACACGCTGCCGCCAACCACGCACAACATTGATCCGGTGCAGGACGAATACGCGGAGGAGGCGGGCCGCGCCGCTCAACGCTTCCACGACATGCGCACGGAGATCGGCCGCCTCACGCTTGAACTGGAGACGTGGCGCAGCCGGGCGGTCGTCGCCGAGGATGGATTGAAGCGCGCCGATCAGCGCGAGAAGGACTTGCACTTGAAACTGGAGAACGTGGCGGCCAAATTAACGCACGAGCGGGACGTGTATCGCGATCGGCTGACAACGCTCAAAGCCGAGTTTGCTACCGCCGGCAATATCATTCTCCATTGCATCAAGGTTTCGGAAGACATGATGACGCTGGGCGAGCGCGTGGAGGCGCACGATCATCTGGAAAAGCTGGCGCAGGAGCTGGACGAGCCGTTGCCCAAGGTGGTGACGGATGGGCCAAGGGAGAGCTAACCATGCCCGACAACATGTTCGGTCTAAAGGAACGGATCGCGTCGAGCGACCGGTTTACGGACAGTGAAAAACTGTTCCTGCAGGAGGCGGTGAATCTCATTGCCAAGACCAATGGCGTAGTCGAGCCCGGCAACCCGACGTGGAAAACCATTCCCGCCGAAAGGGTGTTCGAGGCTGGTGCAAAGCGTTGCCCGACGTGTGGCGCGGCGGCGCTGTGAGAGCGAGCGATAAGAAGTTGTCCATGGCCTTGCGCAAAGCTGGCCTGGATGAAATGGCGACGCGTGCCGAGGCGGGCTACTACAACGAATTTTTTGGGCCACTCGACACACCCGAGCTGCAGCTGGCCGACGATCTTGCCAAGATCGGCACACCGAAAGCGATGGCGGTGCGCCGACTGGTCATCGACGGCGAGTTTGATGCTGGCTCAGACGAGTCCGAAGAGTGGGCACAGTCGCCGGAAGGCAAAGCTGCGTTCGGCAGATTGATTTCAAAGCTGTAGCAACCACCAGATCAGCGCGCCGATGACCAGCCAGAGCGGCATCGCCAGCGACGCGCCGATGATCAGCCCGCGAAAGAACAAGCAGCACGGGCAGTCGGTGAAAACATATTGTGTAACACGGCTGCTCCAATGATCTTTCGACTGGCACCAGCTCGGCGTGAACGTCTTCGAGCCCCAGGCAAGGAAGTTGGACAGCCAGTTGTCAGCCCACTCAACCGGGCTGTCGGGGTGCGGATCATCTTCGGGACGAAATTTCAAATGAACACACCGAAACTCTCATTCCGCGCAGGTTTTTGGGACGACGTAGCTTGGGGCGCACCAGATAGTCCGGTGCGCCCCCTCTGTGCGAAGTGTCACGGCCCGTTGCCAGAAGTGCCGTTGATGCTATCTCGCGACGACGGCTCCATGATCCAACTGTGCAACAAGTGCACAGAGGCGTGGCTCGTTATGGTTTAGCCGCGCCGGCCCTTCGGCTGCGCGCCGCCAGCTTCGCCGGGCTCGGCCGGCAGCGTGTTGTCCGGCCTCAAGCCGGGCACCTGCGGCGTGACCGGAACCCACGCCCAACCATGGTTAGGGACGAAGGCAATCAGCCACGCGCCGGCCTCACCACTGTCCGGCGCGCCCGGCAAGGTATTATCGGGACGCCCACCCTGACCTCCCGGCAAACCCTGATCGGGCCTCGGCTGATCTCCCGGCAGGCCCTGATCCGGGTACGGCGGTAGGTGGATCGGATGCGACGGCCGACCGGGTTCGCCTGCGATTGGATGCGCCGGATAGACCGGCACATAGATCGGATGCGTCGGCTCGCCTGGAGCCCCCGGCGCGATCGGATGCACCGGATAGACCGGGATATAGATCGGATGCGTCGGCACGCCCGGCGGCTTCGGTAGACCCTGATCGGGACGCTCGCCGCCAGAGGGCGGTATCCATGGATGCTCCGGTGCGCCGTCTCCTGGCAGGTAGATCGGATGCGTCGGCGAGCCGGGCACGCCGCCCGGCGCGATCGGATGGGTCGGGAAGCCCGGACCCTGCGACGGATAAAGTGGGGGCTGTGGAAGCGTGTTGTCGGGACGGCCGCCGCCTGCGCCGATGCCGCCGCCCCAACCGGGATCGACGGGGCCGCCGCCGCCGACAGGAATGATCATTGCTAGAGTCGGGTTCGTCATTTCAGTCCTCCTGTTGCTCAGTTTATGCGACGGCCTAACGTCTCGGGGATCATGATACTCGGCGTCGGTGCCAGCTCAGCACCGATGGCCGGACCCTGGTGATGACCGATGACGCGCACCGCCGGAAGACCGAACAACAGCGCGACGATCAAGTAAAGCGCGATCAATGCCACCACCAACAGGTAAAGCCGCTGGACATTCCAGTCGATCGGCCATTGCATCCACTTTGCAAACATGACGATCACCGCGCCAACGAGCACGAGGATGGCCACGATGATCGCAACGTTGATGATGCCGAGAACAAAACCGCTGAGAGACATGGGCTTTACCTCCACAGGAACTATAAAGTCTGCCGCCGAGTTATCTCGACACTGCCAACCATGAGGAAACGACCATGGCCGAACCACGCAAGGACGAGCAAGACGAGCAGAACAAGAACCCACCACCCGGCTCGCAGCCGAACTATCCGCAGCCTGGACAGGGCGGCTTCCAGCCCGGCCAGAACAACCCGCAGAACCAGCCCGACCAAGACCAGCGCCAGGGCGGTAAAGAACAGCGCCAAGGCGGCAAAGAACAGCACCAGGGCGGTCAGAACCAAAGCGACAAGCGCGACCGCTAACCACGAGGCGTCGGGAGCGGCACGTCACACAACGGCGGCTCCCATCGCAACGCCATTGCCCGCGATCGGATATAGGCACTGATCGCCTGTTGCGTCCCGAGCTGCGCACGCTTCGGCTGGTCAATGGGATCAGTCACAAACAGCACGAACAGCTTGGCGGTATGCTCCACGAACGCCTCATCATAGGCTCGCAACGACAGCGCACGGACGCGCTCGCGCGTCTCAGGATCAACGCAGGCCGCCGCCGGCTGTGAACTCGACTGCCTCGCGACCAAAACTGCCACCGTGCCGATCAGCACCAGTATCGCCATAAACACAACGACGAAGGTGCCGAAGGCGAAGCGCGTCATGCCGATGGAGCCATCGCCACGATCATCTCAACGGTCTGCAGCAACGTCACTGCGTCCCGCGATAACGTGACCGCCTTTTCGTTGATCGGCCCCCAATGCTTGCGGCGCATGCGCAGGCCGACTGCCGTCGTCATCACCGCAAAAGCGGGCGAGTATTTCGCCAGCCACTGATAAGCCGCGCCATTGCCGCTGCCGTACACGTCGAGATTGCCGGTGGTCGGATTGATGGTGAGGGCGAACGTCGGCAGGAAGCCGTTGGGGTTGTCCCAATAGACCGCCATCAGCTCGCTCAGCGACTCGTCGGCGCTCTCCATGTTCCAGCTGGTCTGGAACAGGCCGGCTTCGCATGTGTCGGATTCGATATTGCTGGCCGACATGTCGCGGCCTTCGCAATACTTACCTGACGACTCGCGCATGCCTAAGCCGATCATCAGCGTGAACAGCCCGCGCAACGCCTCGACACCAGCCCGATCCACTTCGATGCCGAGCTTGTCTAGGTCGGTTTCGTACCAAGCCAGCGCGTCGGTTTCTTCGGAACCGGGGATAACGTCGGCGGCCATGGCCTCGGCCCACGACTTGCCCTGCCCCAGCTCGATCAGCGCGAGCGCGTAGCACAGCGCCATGCCGGGGATGTAGCCGGGCGGGGCGCGGCCGCGATCCGGCCAGGAATAGAACATCAGCGGCGATGCCTTCGCCAGCAACGTGACGGCGGTGGCGATGCCGTCCGGCAGGCGCACGCTGCCGGTCATCATGCGAGCAGCGAGATCATCCAGCGAAGCCCACGTTGCCGGCCCGACAACGCCGTCAGCGGCGAGCCCATCCGCGCGTTGGAACGCCTCGACTTGCGTTGCCGTCACTGATCCGAACGCACCGTCAGCGGGGATGCCAAGCACGGCTTGCACCACGGCCACGTCAGGACCGCTGTCGCCCTTGCCGAGCACACGTCGATCGGTCGTTGGCGGCACCGGCTCGATCGTTTCCGGCGGCCGTGGAAATGGGAGGCTAGGATCAGGCGGTGTCGTCGCCTCTTCGTCCGCGATCGCAGCGGCGATGGCATCACAGATCACGTCGAAGTTTTCCCGGTACAGCGCGGCGTCGGCTTCGGAGTTCACGAAGCAGATTTCCAGTAGCACCGCAGGTTTTTCAGTCTGATTCAGGAATGCCAGATTGCTCGAATACTTTGGTCCGCGGTTGATGAAGTCGCCGGCATCGCTGATGGCATTGACGAGCTGCACCGCAGCTGCCTGCCCGGTGTCGGACTTGTAGAACACCTCGCAGCCGACCGGATTGCTGGTCTGATTGCTGCCGTTGAACGTGGCACTATTGAAATGCACGCTCACGTCCAGATCGCGATCCTGGCTGTTGTGGAATGAGATTATGCGATCCAGATTTTCGCTCTGGTCGTTGCTCACGTCATCATGGAACGTCACCACGTTGACGCCGAGCTGGCGCATGATGGTGGCGCTGGCGTTCACCACGCGCCGCGCTTCGTTGACCTCATCGAGTCCCCACGGCGACGGCCCTTCCGCGCCTCTGATGTAGAGGCCGTGGCCGGACGACATAACGATACGCATATCAGCCCTCGATCAGCGCCCGCTTGGCGGCCCTTGGGCGCTTGGTGATCCTGGCCGCCATCTCTTGCATGTCGTCTCTGGTGTAGAGCGCCATTTCGCGCCAGACGCTTTGCACGTCTTGCCCATCGAACAAGCCGCCAGCATCAAGCACGATGGTGACGGGATCGTCCCAGCGATACACGGTGCCGTCAGGATATTTCCACGCCGCCATCATCTTGTCCTTGTCTACCGGGTCGGCGATGGCGTTGATGATTGCATCGGCGTCAGCTTCGGTCTTGCCGTGATCGGCAAGCCACGACAAAAATTGCCGATGGCTCACTGCCACTAGCGCCGCTTGCGTCGGATCGGGCGGTGCTGGCGCGACGAATCCGCCTTCCTCGGTCCAGGTGTAATACGGCTGCACCTCCGGCCCGCACTCGATCCAAGTGCCCGGCACGGTTGCGCCGAACACCTGATCCGGCGTCACGTCCATGCCGGCCGGTGGCGTGAACACTTCGGCCACCACGCCGTCGACCACCCGCGCATAATGAGCCATGCCGCCCTCGCTTTAGTCCTGCCGGACATGCGTGATCTTCACGCGCCCATTGGCCCCGGCAAGCTGGTAGCCGTAGTAGTAATTGTCGCTTTGATTGCCCGATCCACCACCGCCCGGTGGCAAGCCGGCATTGCCTTGCATGGCGTACAAGCGCCCGCGTGCGGTGCCGCCGCCGGGCGAGCCGCCCAAGCCCCAAAACACTTGATGCGGGAAGCCACCCGAGCCGTCGATCATTTCCATCCCACCAGTGCCGCCCTGACCCGGCGTCGATCCCACTTCGCCGTCGAGGTTGCCGCCGCCGCCGCCAACGCATGACATGAGCACCGGGCCACTCTGAATCGAAATGCTGGTGGTGCCGCCGGGAAAACCGCGATTGCCGCCGGCCTGATTGCCTTGCCCGCCAACGCCCACGATCAAGTTTAGAATCTGTCCGGTGACCACCCGCAGGTAGAGCAAGCCGTATTGTCCACCGCCACCGCCGCCGCCGCCGCCGCTACCAGTGCCAGCCGCACCGCCGCCGCCCGCGCCCCATGCCTCGATGCCGATATTGGTCACCCCGGTTGGCACCGGCCAGCTGGTCGAGGCGTTGAAAATCAGCACGGTGAGATCGAACGCATCACCGCCGAATTGCGAGGGTACTGGACCCACGACGTAGAACGATCCGCCGTAGAAAATCGCCTCGAATGGCTTCAGCGCATATAGGTCTTGCGGCGCGAGATTCAGCCCGTCGTTGCGCACCACTGGCACCGGGCCATGGCCGTCGAGATTAACCGTCACCGGGCCGGTGTTGGTTTTCTCCGGCAGAATGCTCAACGTCATGAAGTTGTTGTAAGCGGTAGACGGTGGATCGAGCGTGGCGGTGAAGTTGTTGGGGCCGCCGACGAACACGGTGCCGCGTGGCAATCCGCGCTGGATCAGGTAGCGCGCGGCGAGTTCGAGGTTTGTCAATCGATTGGGATTGTACGGCAGCATGGCGCGGTCAATGAGCGCCTCTTGCTCGCTGATCAATGAGTTGACCACTTCCGGCCGCAAGCGCACGTCGCAGCCGTTGCCGTAGTACAGCGCAGCGGTGCCGACCGGCGCGGTGACAGGCGGGTAGGCGTGCGTCGGATTCAGCTGGTCGTTAGCATTCGGTGCCAGACCGCCATCAGCTGCAGCGGGGAAGATACCGCTCATGTTTCACCCCTTTGCTGCACATGAATTCTTGATGTGAGCGTGGCGACTTGTTCTTCGAGTTGGTCAATGCGGCGCATTGCATCTTGCAATGCCTGGATCAACGCCGGCACACATTTGGAATAGTCCACCGACCATGGCGTGAAACCCGTTTCGCCCGGTTCGCCCGTGCCCTTAACGACAGCTTGAGGCAGCACCGGCTCGAGTTCCTGCGCCATCAATCCAACGGCATGCCCACCGCCATCTTTCCAGTCGAATTCCTGCACCGCCAGCGCGTCGATGATTTCGCGGCCGCGCTCAAACGGTACATTGTTTTCTTTCAACCGAATGTCAGAGCTTTCAGCGTACACGGTCGAATAATCGCTGATTCCGATCACGCCAACCTGGGTGCCGACGTAGTTGTTGAACGAGCACGCATAGTTGCCGGCACCGGACCCGCCGGTGGCGGATCGGCCCCAGAACGTGATGCCGATGTGGCCCCAATATGTGTTGATCTGACATTCGGAGTTGCCGAAGAACGACACCGCGCCGGCCCCTCCGGTATAGGGGCCGATGCCGACAAGGCCATCGGTGCGACGAATGGTGAAAGAGTTCTGATTTATTGCGCCGGCATCGCTGTAAGAGAAGATCTGAAAATCATCCCGCGCGGCGTTGCCAATGCCGCGCATTGACCAGCGCCCAACGGTGTTTTTCTTGAACAGTATTTCGCCAACGTAGGTTGCGCCCGGCGAGTCGACAACAAGTTGTGCATTGTTGGCGGCCGGCGCTTTCAGTGTGAGCGACGGCGCGTTGAACGTCGCGGTGCCGGTGGCGCGCGCAATCAACAGCGGCGTGGTGAGTTGTGAGTCGGCGTCGGAATAGGCATCGATGCGGAAATCGCTGCCGGCGTTGCTGCCGGCCTCGGCGGTGCTATCGCCCAGCACCAAACGCCACCGCCGCTTGTTGTCGATGCGATTGAACCCGCTGATGGCGGCATCGTTGCCTGGGTTCTTGTAGATGCGGAACGTCGGTGCCGGGTCGTTGATCCAAACACTTTTGAACTTGGCCACACCGGAAGCACGGTCGATCACCAGCGGCGAGTCGATGCGCGCGCCGGCATCGTCGCAACGGGTGAGGGCGTAGTTCGCACCGGCGTTCGCCCCTCCTTCCGGGTCGGCGTTCATTTCCGCCAGCCACCGGTCGGTGCCGTTGCGCTGGTAGTGCACGAACGCCGGATCGTTGGTTGCCGTGGAGCTGAGATTGAGTGCCGGCTGCAGTTTGGAGATGGTGACGTTGCCGGTAAAAACGCCGCCGGTGACTGGCATGTAGGACGGCCCGCCAGCTGAGATCGGCGTCCAGCCATTGTTCAAGCGGGCATAGGTTTGCCCGTCAGTCGGCGCGTCGCCGATCTTGGTGTCGGCGTATTGCTTCGGCACCGCCTCAAGCGGCAGCGTCGGATCGCCGTGCAGAATGAGCGGGCCGGTGAGCTGACCACCGGTGAGCTGCAGCACCTGAGTCCACGCTGCACCCATGCGGCCATAAGCGAACGTGTCCACCGGCGCTTCCGGCATCGAGACAATAGCCGCGTCCACGTATGCCTTGCTGGCAGCATGCTCGGGCGCGCCGGGAATCACTGGCACCACCAGCGGGCCGGTCATGGTGTCGCCGGACTTGCTGACCTTGGGCGCGTCGCCGTCGTCCACGTACTGCTTGGTGGCGGCATGGTTGGGGGCGGTTGGAGCGCCGGGCAGGATGATCGGCCCGGTCACGGCACCGCCGGCCGCGTCCAGCTTCAAGTCAAAGCGCGCGATCAGCGCGTCGCCGAGATTGGTCACCAGATTGGTGTTGAACGAGTAGCCCATACGATCGACAGCTGCCAGGAACTCGGAGCTGATCGAGTTCATCTGGCTGTCCGTGAGCATGGTGCTGCAGTCGGACGCGATATAGAACGGCCCGCCACCGATCACCGTGTGGGCTGGGATATACCCGTTAGCAACACCCGGCCCAGGCGGCACGCCGCCCATATTTTCCGGTGGGAAGATTGCTGCCATTCGTCCCGCCCCGCTCGGTTTCGGCGGGATAATAGACACAAATCCGGTAAAGCGGAAACGGTACTAAACGTCGAGGTAGCGGCGGCGGGCCTGGATCGCCCAGATCGTGCCCCTTGTCACACCAAACTGCGCCGCCAGGGCATCGCGGGAGAGATCGCTGGCGCGGATGGCCCGAATTTGCCTCGCGTTGAACTTGGCACGAGCCGCCCTCACGCCCTGACTGATCACGGATCGAGGCCGCCGGTTGTTGTTCTGCTCGGTCCACGTCGCCCAGCAGCAGTTGTCCGGCCCATATCCTCGGTCATTATCGATACGTTCCAGCGTGAGGCCGGCCGGCTTTTCGCCCATATCAGCGAGAAAGTTGGCGAACGATCGCCAGCGATCGCACACCGTTATGCCGCGATCGACATAATTCGGCTCGCGACGGCAGCGCGAGCGCATGTCCTTCCACGCCTGATAGGTTGGTGTGATCTTGCCGTTTGAGGCGTGGCCGTGCGTCACCGGCCCGACTGGCTTACATGATGCAGTCCGCTTCACTTTTTTCATATACGCACCAAAAAGCATTCCTCGGCAGAATCTGCGGCAGCAGCCACTTCCAGACCTCATAATACTCGGGGTCGTGGGGCTGTGGCGACGGCACGGACGGCAGCAGGCAATTGGGCGGGATCACGCGCTGACCGGGCCACATGACGATGTTGAGCGAAAGCACCGGATGGTAGCACGTCGGCACCATCGGGATCAGCTCGCCCTTGCCAGGGATCGGATCGTCAGCGCAGTTGATCTTATCGGGGCAGGACTGCTGGTCCCGCGCCATCGTCCACCAGCCGCTGGGGTGCTCGGCCGGGCAGTCGAATTGCCCGGCATAGCGCATCACCATTTGTGCCCCGAACAGTGCCGCGAGCTGCGTGAGGAAATCCCAATTCATCACCTTGAACTTGAGCGACCAGATCAGACAGATCAGCAGCGACAACACCTTGTCGCTCCACTCGCCCTCGCATTCGTCGGGAAACGTGATGCCGAGCCGGCGCGCCCACAGCTTCACGGTGAGCTGTGCACGGCAAGGGTCCAGCTCGCGGAGCAAGACGCACAGCGCCTCAACAGCAGTAAAGCCCACCGCGCCGAACGAATCGATTAGCGGACTGCCGACCAGCGGCTCGTCCGTGCAGGCGATCTGATCCTCGCAACAGCCGCCGACGATCAGCTGCTGGCAGCCCACCTTGTTGCAGCCGACAGCGGTCGCGCCGAGACTTTGCGACGGTGGAATCGGCACCGGCTGCGTGGTGGCGTTGTAGACCTGTCCTTCCGGCGCAAACGAGCGCACCGCACAGATAAAGAAGTCCTCGTCCACATCGCACGGCGACGGCCCACAGCAGCCGTCCGGCACGCGGCATTGGATGCCCGGAAGATCGGGGCCGGATAGGTTCATCTTGTTGCCCGCCTCTGATCAAGCAGCTGTTGCAGCAACGGTGGTGCTGGCTGGAAGGTGGACTCACGCAGCTCAACATCCTCCAGCACAAGAAAGTGGCCGCAGTCGAGATAGGCCCAGGCGTTGTCTTCGCGGCGCAGCGAGTCATCAAATTCCAGCGTCACGTCAGCGAAGCAATTGGCGGTGCCGGATGCGTCCATGGCAGCGGCGCGGATGTGCTCCTTGCAGATTTTGCTGCCGACGCAGTACACGCCGCGAATGAAGGCGCGGAGCGCCTGGATCATCCGCTCACGGGCATCGATCGGACAGCCCTGGAAGCAGTGCGCGACCACGGTGAGCATGGTCGGAAGCGCCTGATAGTAGCGGCCGACAATGCCGACCGGGGCCAAGCCTTCGCCCTTGCCGGGATTGTGCCCCCACATCCACTCATTCATGGCGTCGATCACTTCGCACGGCGGCACGCCGTAGGGTGCATTGTCACGATCGCCGAACGCGCCTTCCATAAAGGGATAGATGCTGACCATCTGCGGATCACAACAGCCCTCGCATTCCTCGACGCAAGCGCGCGTGACGCCGGGATAAGTCGAGGTCGTCTCGACATACCACTTGAGATTGGTCGAGATTGCATTGGCGCGCTCGGCCGCCACGATGCGTGCCCGCAGCGAGTCGCAGCTTTCATCGTCACTGCCGCCGGTCATGCCGTTGCCCACCACGATCGCATCGATATCGATGCCGGGATAAGTCGTGGTGACGATCAACGCTGTGCCGGCTGGCATGTCGAACGCGGAGCCACCGGTGACCGAGACGACACGCACCACGGCACGGCCGGTGGTGTCGATCGTGGTGGGATTGAACGCCACGCCGGGATCAAGCTTGTATTCCCGCGCATCACCGGCAAAGCGAATGTTGGCGGGGATCACTGCGCCAGCGTCACCAGTGATCGCGACATAGCCCTTGGAGCGGGTCGCGGCGCGGAGATTGATGCCGTGCTGTGCGCCATAGATCACCAGATTGTCGCAGCACATGGTGACCGGATTGTTTTCTTTCAGCGCCTGCGTGACGAAGCCGTGCATGGTGTTGACCGCGCCGGCCATCACGAAGGCGAGCACGTCCTCGACCGACATGGGCAGCACCGGCGCACCGCCGAGCAGTCGCTTGCTCAACTCGGTGGCGATCGCCGATTGCAGCTCGCCGATATCAGGACGCGGCAGTGTGCATGAAATGTCGGTGATCAGTGCCATGTCAGAACCCTCCGAATGCCGAGCCGAACGGGCGCTTGGCCTGTCCTGGCCGATACTCTTCCCACAGCCACGTCGAGTCGGGCATTGCCATGCCCTGAAATGCCATCGTGCGGCTGATGCCAGGGCCGGTGATCTTGACCATCAGGTGCATGACCTTGCGGCTGGTGTACAGCGTGGTCACGTCCAGCGTGGCGACGATGCCCCAATTGATCAGCCAGTTCAGGGCTTCGAGCGCATATCGCTTGGCGGTGATCAGGGCCTCGTTGGTGGCATAGCTCCATTTCAGCGCCCATAGTTTCGAGCCGGTCTGGAATTGATCGGTGCGAAATGAGTCGGCCCACCAGCCG